GCCACTACGAGATTTACATTGTGGAAGCCACTGACGGCATCACCGAGGCGGATATCCGAGACATGTTTGAAGCGTCACCACAGACTGCCGCTGACACCATACGTGAACTTGGTACTGTGTTCTACAGTGATCGTGCTACCCAAAAGGTAGCAATCACGTAAAATTAAACAAAAAATATGTCTTTTGGGCATATTCGTTGGTTGACAAATAAGACAATCCGTTATATAATACACACATAGTTTAAATAGTTTAGACTATGTTTTATTAACCAATCCCGCATTGTGTCGGGTAAAGAAGGAAAAAATCATGGCACAGAAACGCCTTACACGTAAACTCACGGACGTCATTGCCGAAGTTGAAAAACAACTTATCGCACATCACGGCGTTACACAAAAAGAACTTGACGCTTGGCGAGCCCGAGCAAAAGCTCTATCACACAAATTTCCAAATAGTTCAATGATTGAAATTGAGGATCTTTGGATTGACTACGAAGTGCAACGTGACGTTATCTACAAGCACATTATCAACATTATGAAAAAGTGGGATCCACGTATTTGCTCTCCTGGATCTGCATGCCGCTTTCTTAAAACCCCTAATATCTATTTGTACGATGCTCAGCACCGCACTATTGCCGCAGGCATTTTGGGCTTTACAGAAATTCCTTGCGCTGTAGTCGAAACAGAAGATCTTAACTTTGCAAGTTATGCATTTGAAATGCTCAACGACACAGGCGTTAAGCGTTTGACACCCGGTGACCTTCATCGTAATGCCTTAGTACGTTACAAGAACGGCAGTCGCGATATTAAAGTTGTTCGTGCTCGTACCATGCAAGATCAATTTGATAAGGTAGGTATTGACTTGCAAGATAAAAATAGTCGCAACAGCGATAACTTGCGTGGCGACAATGAATATTTCTTCAGTCACTTTAAGTATGCGCAAAAAGGCATTGAGATTGACGAAACCGGCAACACATTGTTCAACATCCTAGATTCTATTGCCGGAGTGTTTGATGAACAAGAAGAAATAGATCAAGGTATTTACATTGGCTTATATGAATTGCACCGTCTTTCTTGCATTAATTCCAATGTTAAACTTCCTAAAGGGTGGATGAAAACTTTACTGTTAAGTATTAACCCGACTTTTAAATCATCGCACACAGTACACGACAAAGCTAAAAAACAATGGGACCATGTGAATCCTGGGTCTACTTGGTCGGCCCCGAGTGCTATGTCTAACTTTATGCGTGAACTGCACATCCGCAATGGCGGCAAATTAAACTTGCCATACCACGGAGAAGGTGCCAAGATGGGCATCGAAGAAGGTAATGTTGCTCCTGGTCTTTTTCCTAAAGGAGTATAAAATGGAAAATGCTGAAAAGAAAAAACGGTACTATGCAAAGTTAGCATTGGATGTGAATCGATCGTTACGGTATCATTATTCGGCCGCACGTAAAAGCGCAAACAAAAGAAACATCGGATTCTACATTACCGAAGACACTATTGCTAAACTTTGGAAAAAGCAAAAAGGCAAATGTGCGCTAAGTGGAATTGAGATGACGCTAACACATGGAACTTCGGCAGCAATGAATCCAACCAAAATAAGTGTAGATCGCATTGACAACTCGGTAGGATATACCGAAGACAATGTCCAATTGATAATCTGGCAAGCAAATGCGGCAAAAAGTGTTTGGACTAACCAACAGTTAATTGAAATGTGCAAGGCGGTAGCGGCTCATGCTTAAAGAATCACTAGACAATTTTACTGCACCCGTTTATGGTAAAACAAAACGCAGTGCCGAAACTTACCGGACTGTGGCTCGACATTGCCGTACCCATCTTGACCGCTTGGTTAACGAATATCAAACAGTCAAGAATGACCAACAGTGGTTGCGTGAGATTCGCAACGACATTGATTACTATCTGCGTCGGTATCACGAATACTGTATCCAACAACGTGATGGAATGAAAGCACACTATCACGAAGTTGGTGCAGATGAAGACTGTGACTTTGAACACCTGATCCCGGCTAGTCGTATTCGTGACCTGTTGTTGGCTGGTGCTATCACAGTGGAGCAGGCATTGAATGCTCCAACTGTGCGTCTAAGTCGTGTCAAACACATGGCATTAAAAGATGCTGGGTGGGCGGCCAAGACTCCGGACATGTGGCTACCATTTAGGCGTTATACAAACGTATTTGCGGCCGTGTACCAAACGCATGATGGTACTAAAATAGATCCAGAAACTTGGACTTTGGAACGGCATTTTGACTATTTTAAGCACCTGGTTATAGGGTAATTTTGTTGTGTAAAAACAACACTATTTCGGTTGACCAATTATTGCCATTTTGCTATAATTAGTGTATGAAAAATGCAACATTATCCCGTCCCGAACTGCTAAACGAGTTTGAAGTGCTCCAAGTCGCTGACTACATGGAGCAAAAACATCCTGATTTACACTACACAATGACACCGGGAAACGAGTGCGTTTGGGTGTACTACCAAAGTATTAACTTGTATTTCGTGTTTAGAGCCGGAAAAATCGCCGAAATTCAGGTGGACTAAACGGTTGACCAAATATTCCCATTTTGCTATAATAGAAGTATAGTAAGTAAAAAGGAGCTCAAAAATGTCATACGTAATCGTAGCCAAAGGTACCGGATTAATTGTCACAGACGGTCCCAATCAAACCCGTGCATACAAAACTTTTGGTGCCGCCAAAGCAACTCGTACACGTCTCTGCCGCAAAGCAGGTTGGAACGAAAGCCAACTGAACATTGTGGCTCGTGCAACCTACACTGCACCTAAAATCACTGTGAAGAACATGATGACAGGCAAGTCTGTAGAAATTGATGCAGACACACCTTGGGCTTGCCGAGTTGACAGCGAAGCATTTTGGAGCAATTGATATGATGCACAAAAACGTACAAAAACTCATCAATGATTATCAGACAATTCTGGACCGAGATCCCTTGGATCAGATGGAAGACACGCAGAGCATTCTCGCTCGCTTTGCTCAACAGTTGGCCACCGAGCTAGGTGAAATCGTAGTAGCAAGTCCGTTCAATGAAGGTACTCGTATGTACTTTGACGAAAAGATTGCTCGCTATGAGATTAAAAAGAGTGTGGGTTTGGTTGACTAATAAATTCCAATTTGCTACAATACTTGTATAGAAATTAAAAAGGATTTCAAATGATTTTAGACTTAAACATGAGGCCCACTATTTGTTTTGATAGTGCAAATCATCAACATCGCAGATGGTTTGCTGAGTTTCAAAAAAATCGCACATGGAGCAAGTGCCCAGTTCGCTTTGCAGTGCCAGGCGACAGCAGTGGCGGTGACTTGGTTGCAATGATCCAAAAATCTCTGTTGGTATATTACGTTTCCAAAGAGTTCGCTCCACGTAAACAGAAAGTGAAAACATCATGAAATTGATTATAGGATTTGTATTGGGTTTGGTTGTGGCCACTGTGGGCTTTTCGGGCATTGCCCGAATGCTGGACAACAGCATTGAACACGTCAAGACCCAAAGTCAAGAATTGGCCAAGTAAATTAAGCAACAAAGGAGCATATAATGGCAATTGGTAAAAAAAGCAAAGATGGTATTATTGTTAAATCTATTAAAGGATTTAAATATTATCATGGTCGAAACGAAGCGCATGGGTTAAGGTCAGTCCTAACAGATCCAGTAGGTCCACGATCCAGACGACTCAATGTTAATACCTTAAAGACCTTTTCACCGGTCAGTATTGCAAACAATCAAATTTCGGTCACTATCTATCCAGATGGTCGTATTGAAATTGAACCAAGCATTTAACGCCAAGTGATTTTGGCAAACCAGAATACACTTTGTGGTTGACAATCTAAACAAGATCAACTACAATATGTATATGTTGAGCAGTAAGGCACAACATTTTTTTAAACTTAGATAGGCAACTTTAAAAGGCAACATTATGACAGAAAAACTCTTTACAGTAGCAGGTACCGCAACTAATGCAGATGGTACCACAAAGGCTCGTTTTGCTAACGACTTGGTGGCTCGCATCAAGATCCTCAACAAGGCCAAATGCACTGCCATTAACTTGGTAGAACTGCCCTCGCCCATGACAAAACTGCAGGCTCTGCAGTTCTTGCAGGACACACAGGGCTACACAGGTGACGCCAGTTACGCTGTGGCTAACAAATTGGCCGAGAAAACCAAAGTCGCTAAAAAAGGCGAAGTTAAGATCTCTGCCAAGAGTGCCAAACCCTCCAAGGCCAAGAGCACTGTGACTGCTGAGCAGTTGGTAGAAGCTGCCAAAGTCTAAACAACTTGGGCACAAAACAAAGCGGCTCCGGCCGCTTTTTTTATTAAGTGTTATAACTAATACTATGCTAGAAGACGAAAAACTAGATGAAGACATCCGAGCACATGTGCTGAGTTTAATGTATGTACTTTATGAATACGGATTACGAGACGTTCACATGGGCGGGCTGTTGCGCATACTGGGAGTGCCAGATACCGTGGCCGCGGGGTTTGATGACAAGGTATTGGGATTAGATGCTGACTTTGCTAAGTACATGAACGACATTCAGTCGGGCAGAGACTTGAGCCAAACACTACATTGATGACCGTAACCTCTTACAAAAGCAATACCGCACTTTATATCATAGCACTGAGAGATGATGATGCCAAAAGCAAACTCACCAAATGGGTAAACTCCAAACCAAATGCGAGTGCCCGAGTTGAGGAGCATCGTCTCCAAATTTACGATCAAAACACACTAAATCTTTTTGTAGTTTCTTGGACTCACAGCATGAGCAATCTTACAGTTTGGGACTGCTGGAATCGGCGACATATCTACTTAGATTAGTTGACACACAGAAAAAAATGCTGTATACTGTACACAGTGTTAAGTAAACACGTTATAACTTTTTAAGGAACAAATATGACACAACATGAACAAATCGTAGCCGCTTATGAATCTTACCTCGCTGAAAACGAGAAGTTTACTGCCAAGGGTGTTAAGGCCGCTGCCGCCCGTGCCCGCAAAGCATTGCAGGAAATGAGCAAAGGCATCAAAGAACGCCGCAAAGAAATCACAGCAGAAAAAGAAGCCCTGGCCACTGCTGCCAAGTAACACAATGCTTCCGCGGACTTTGAAAGTGATTGAAGATCCGGAAA